AGTTGATCTTCGTAAGGTCCAAGAGTTGCAAAGTCATAGCGTGTCCTTTCATCGGACGTTGTGGCTGATCTTATGCCGGGGCCAGCCGACCCGGTCGTCCACATATGGAGCGGGGCTGAGCGAATGCCAAGTCCCGCTTCGCATGTTTCTCAATCTCCGTAGACGCACATCGCGCGCCCGAATAATCCAAGGTCGAGTTGCGGCTCAGCCTGAGCCTTGCGCTTCGGCGGCTCAGCCTTGCGCTTGAGCTTTCGCGATGCCTCGTCGGCTGCCTGAGCGGCGCGGCGTTGCTCGCTGAGCTTCTGCTTCGTCGGCGGCTTGCGGACCTCGCTGGGGCGCGGCGCGAAGGCGGGGCGACCGTTGCGGCGCAGTCGCTGCCGCTCGATGTGAGAGGGCGCGTTCTTCTCGTAGCTCTCTTCGAGCGCGGCGGTCAGCGAAGCCTGCGGGAGTTTGAAGTCGCGGTAGCCGTCGCGGATCACTCCGTAATAAAAATCGCTGGGCGGCATGATGCCTTCCGAGTTCATGACGTAGATCAGAAGGTCCTCATGGGTGACCCCGTCGAGTTCGAAGGGCGCGATTGCGATATACTCCTTGCGGTACATTCCGCCGTCGATGCCTTCGTAATGATCGAGCGCGGCTTCGCACTCCGGGGTCAGCTTCCAGACCGCGCCCTGCACTCCGTGACCGGGTGAGGGGACGATGTCAGCCACGCCCCGGAAGACGAGTTTCCAGTCATCGAGTTTCATCGAGCCGATTGTTTTCGCGTCGGGGCAGCGGCGCGCCATCTGCTTGAGGTTCAGGTTTGAGCCGTATGCGAAGTAGAGGGTCATGGTCATGGTCCTTGTCAGGGTTGGTGGGGCTGCCCTCAGGCAGCCCATGCGATTGCGGTGTTGCTCAGGTTGGCGGTGCGCTCAGCGAAGTAGGTGCGCTCCGCTTCGGTCAGCCCGATCAGGTCAGCGAAGCCATTCAGGCTCACGTCAAGGGTGGTCGGGGTCTGCGCCTGAGCGCGGGCTGCGTAATAACGAACCTCGCGACCCGTGCGCTGGCTGACGACCGCGATGCCTGCGGCGCGCGCCTGAGCCGGGACGCTGACCGAAGGCCAGTTCATCTCAGCCATGATTTCGCGCCCGGTCACGCCTTCGGGGCGAAGCAGCATCTCACCGATGCGGTGAGCCTTGGTGCCGCGCCGCGCGGAGTTCATCGGCTGGTTGATCATCGAGCCGAAGGGGAGGTCGTTGCGCTTCGCGGCTTCGACCATCTTGCGGCAGGCGCTGACCCACATCGCGGTCTTGACCGCGTCGGTCGTTCCCGAGTGCTGACGAAACTCTACCGTCTTGTGGCGGGCGAAGGCGGCGAGGTTCAGCTTGTGATAACGCTGCTCGCCCGCGCCGCTCGCGCGCCTCACGACCTCAGCGAGCGCGCTCACCGAAGTCGCCTGCGTGATGGCGGTCGCGCTGACCGAGCCGAGGCTGCGGCAGAAGACGTTCGTTGACCGGCGGCGGCTCACCGGCATGAAGCCGTCGATGATGCCTTCGTAGGCCTGATAGAGGCGAACCAAGTTCTGGAAAAAGCTGAGGGGCTGACCGGCGGCTCCGACATGAACGTGAAGCCCGCAATCCTTATTGACGGTCGCGTTGATATCGGTGAGGGCTTGGCAGACCGTCCTGATCTGCTTGTCGCCTTCTTCGCCGCTCACGATGGGGCTGACGAATTCCGCGCCGCGCTGATAGTCACCCAGCGAGCCGTCCGTGGTGACCTTCCAAGTCGTCAGCGCGCGGTGAGCGTCGTGGTAGGGGATGACGGGGCAGGGTGCGCCGAGGCGGCTGGAAACCGCAGCGGCTCCCTGAGCCATCGAGGTTCCTTGCGGGAGGTAGCATTCGAACTCCAGCCCGAGGGTCAGGGCGTTCAGGGCGGCGGGGGCGGGGGCGTAGGCGGTCATGGTAGGCTCCGGGTCAGAAGGTCAGGGGTGTCGGCCCCGGCGGGGCGTCAACCCCACGCCCCTTATATGGGGCAAGCCGCTTGGAATGTGAAGTCCTACTTGGCGAAATAAAGCAGATATTTTGGAGGCTAAATTATGCCGGAAGATCAAACACTTACAGGCACCCCCGCTGAGCCGGGGCTGGGTACCGACGCGGCTCACCCGCGCGGACCCCTGCTGAATACAAATCAGGCGGCGCTTCTGATCATGAAGGGCGGGGAGCGGGTCCGTCAGCTTGTGAAGGCGGGGTGGATCACCGCGTCAGGACCCGCGAATGATCGGCGCTACCGATTGCTCGATGTCGTTCAGGGCTACATTCGTTTTCGAGATGACGAAGACCGCCGCGCGAATAAAACCGCCGCTCACACTCGCATCACCGACGCGCGCTCACGCGAAGTCGAATTGAAAAACGCTCAGCGCGAGGGGAGGCTGATCGAGTTGGAAGAAGCGCTCGCGACACTCGAAGCGGTCGTCGCGTTGTTCCGATTGGAGATTTCCGGTTTACCAGCGAGGGTCACCCGTGATCTACAATTCAGGCGAACGATAGAAACGGCTTTGCATGACATCCTCGACCACATCGCTGATCTTGCCGCCGAGAGAGCGAAAGCTATGGGAGCGCGTAGAGCTTCTAACTCGTCCGTCCAAACCAATGGAGCCGGATCAATGGGCGGTGGCGAACAGGACGCATCCGCAGACATCGGGAGTGCCGGGTCCGCGTGACCCGTACCTGACGCCGTACATCGTTGAGCCGGGGCGGATGATCGCCTCAGGAATTTACAAGCGGGTCGTTCTGGTTTTCGGAGCGCAGACCGGCAAGACCGAATTGATGCTCGACGTCGCGGGTCAGCGATTGGATCAGCGACCCGGTCCCGTTCTCTACGTTGGTCCCAACAAGCAATTCCTCAGCGAGCAATTCGAACCTCGCGTGATGTCGCTGCTCGATGAGGCTCCGACGCTGGTCGAGAAAGTTATTCGCGGGAAGCGGATGACGAAGACCCGCAAGATGGTCGGGGGCGTGCCGTTCCGCCTCGCGCATGCCGGGTCATCGAGCGCGCTGAAATCTGATCCCGCCGTTCTCGCGCTGGTCGATGAGTACGACGAGATGCGCGACAACGTGAATGATCAGGGCGGTCCCCTTGGTCTGGTCGAGCGGCGCGGCGATACCTACGCGGACTTCGTCTGCGTCGTGACCTCGACCCCGAAGAAGGGTCGCGTCGGCCCCGCGCTGGACGTGACCTCAGGCTTGCACTTCTGGGACGCGGCTCCGACCGAGGACATCGAAAGTCCGATATGGCAACTCTGGCAGCAGGGCACCCGGCATCACTGGTGCTGGCCGTGCCCTCAGTGCGGCGAGTACTTCGTGCCGCGCTTCAACCTGATCCGCTTCCCGCTGAAGGCAACGCCGATGGAGGCAGGGCGTGAGGCGTTCATCGAATGCCCTGCCTGTCACGGGGTCATCGAGGAGCGTCACAAGGAGGCGATGAATGCCAACGGGCGCTTCGTCGCTCCGGGTCAGTCGGTCGATGCCAAGGGAAACATTCATGGTGCGCCGCGAGAGAGCCTGACCGCATCCTACTGGGTGAGCGGGCTTGCCTCGCCGTTCGTCACAACGCGGGAGCGCATCTCGACGCTGGTCGAGGCTCAGCAGTCTGGCGACGACGCGATGGTCCAGCAGGCGATGAACGCTGGCTTCGGTGAACTCTATTCGCCGGGTGGCGGTGAGGTCCCCGAGTGGGTCGAGATCAAGGAGAAGTCTCGCGCCGCAACTTACAAGCGGGGCGAGGTGCCTGAGGACGTTCTCTACCTGACCCTGACCGCTGACGTTCAGAAGCACTCCATCCCGTGGGTGATCCGGGGCTGGGGACCGCGCGCTTCGTCTTGGCTGATCAACTACGGCTACCTCAGGGGGGACACGGCTGAGGAGGAAATCTGGGACGCGCTGGGTGATCTTGTATCCCAGCCCATCGATGGCATGCCGATCAAGCTCTCGTTCATCGACAGCGGCTTCCGACCGGGCAAGACCGATACGCTGCCGATCAATCGCATCTACGAGTTCTGCCGCCGCTTCCTGCGGAGGGTCAGACCGACCAAGGGGTCGTCGGGCGCGATGCGGACCCCGCTGATCTTCTCGAAGATTGAAGTCAGCCGGAAGGATGGCAAGGCGGCGAAGTACGGGATGGACCTCGTCAGGCTCGACACCGACCACTGGAAATCATGGGTGCATGAGCGGCTGCGCTGGCCTCCTGACCGCGTCGGTGGCTGGCATGTGTTCAACGGGGTCGATGACGACTACTGCCATCAACTCGTTTCCGAGGCGCGGCTGAAGAAGCCGACCGGGGCTGTCGAGTGGGTCCAGAGGTCACGCGACAACCACTTCTTCGACTGCGAGGCGATGCAGGCGGCGGCTGGGTACCTCCTGAACGTCCAGCGCATCCCATTGCAAAAACCGAAGGCTGAGGCTACAGATAGCGTCGGCAGGCAGCCGGAAACCCCACCCGAGGTAATTCCTCCACTAACTGAAGCGATGCCTATCCCACCCCCGATGACGACACGGGCGCGAAGGGGGAGGCGTATTATCAGGTCGAATTATCTTGGAGCATAATCGGGAATGCTCCGGTGCCAGACGAGCCGACGCGAGAACAGCAGCTTCTCGAAGAAATCAAAATCCTGAAGCAGCAGTTGGCGAGGCGCTCCAACCTTGCCGAGACGGTGACGGTCACCCCAGCCGAAGCCGCGCGCGTCCCTGAGGCTTTCATCCAGCCGGTGTCGGTTCAGCCAGCCACGGGTCACCCGCGTGTCAGCCCCGCCGTTGGGATCAATCCTACTCAGCCCTTCGGTCGCCCGGTTCGCCCGCACGCTGAGCCTCACGACACGCCGGGTCACCATACGACCATCACCGAGACGCCCACGCAGACCACCATCGAGACGGTGAACGTGCCTCCCACGGAGCCGCGCCCTCCGCTGGGGAATGCTCAGGTCAGAGTGCAAGTCCCGCAGAGCCTTGTCGCTCGCATGGGCAGGGCGGCAACGCCGGAAGAAATCGCTGAGCAGATCAAGGGTCTGAAGTCGATTATAATTTCAGGCGTCGACAGCGCGGGCTACGGCGATAAGCGCACCGAGTTTCGCTCGCTCTCTGAGCTTCGACAAATCCTCTCTGGCCTCGAAGAAGAGCTTGAGGACTTGCTGGGTCGCGGCGGTCGCATGCGCCAGATCAGGATGACGACCGCGTGGGACAAGGGGTTGTAATGGCTCGCAAACCAACGAAGCCACCCGGCAAGACCGTGAAGCCCAAGGGCAAGGCTGTCTCGGTGAAGACTGAGAAGAAAGCCCGAGCCGACTTCGACGGCGGTCGCCAGCGCAGGCGGCTCAAGAGTTGGCAGCCGTCCCGGCTCACATTCAATTCCATCCTCGCGTCATCCGGTGATCTGCTGCGCGCGCGCTGCCGCGATGTCATGCGGAATAATCCGCACGCCGTTGCAGCCGGTGAGAGCTTCGCCGCGAACCTGATCGGCACCGGCATCAAGCCGTCGAGCCTGCTCACCGACCAGCCTGAACTCCGTGAGATGATCATGGAGCAATGGTTCGACTGGACCGACGAGTGCGATGCGGATGGCATCGCGGATTTCTACGGCATGCAGTCCATCGGCGCGCGGGCACTGTTCGATGCGGGCGAGTACTTCGTTCGCTTCCGCAATCGCAGGCCGGAAGACGGCTTCAAGGTGCCGCTGCAAATCCAGTTGCTCGAAAGCGATATGTGCCCCTACGACGACAACCGCCGTGCGGAGAACGGCAACTTCGTCATGAACGGCATCGAGTTGGAT